ACAATGAGCGTCACTGTCAATCCTAACATCATCAAAGTTAGCCACTGCTGCTGCACCTGAAGTACCTCCTGCTGTCGTTGTGACAGAACCACCGAAAACGGCATTACTAGAGAAAGTCTTAACACCCCCAATAGTCTGAGTACCTGTAGTATATACACCGTTAGTAACTGTACCTGCGTTTCCACTGACAGTAGTTTGAGTTGTCTCAGCAGCCCAAGTCATACCACCTGTATTACCTGATTGTGCTGTTAGGACGTATCCATTAGTAGGGCCGTTGGAAACTTTTAAGTTAGCTTCATCAACGACATTGCCTGCTATAACTGTAGCTCCATCTGCTGTGGAGGTAACTTCTCCACTATGATTAGGATGCACATAATTATTTGCACTTGCTGCTATAGCGTTCAATTTTGTGTGATCAGCATCTGTGAATGTGTTTGACCCACTAGCTGCTTCAACCGCTGTTGCTATATTAGCTGCAGTTACTGCACCCGTAACACCATTGACACTGAGTACTGCATCTGTTGGTGTGGCAAGTAGAGTGTAGTCATCCATAGTACCTGCAGAACCACTGTTGTGCATGTAGCTTTTATTCTCATCGGAACGAACTACTACATCACCCTCTTCAGCAGTTAAGGCTAACTGAGCAGACTGACTACTAGCTATCTGTACTGTTGTTACTGCAAGAGGACCTGCTGCAACTGTACCATTAGATGCAATAGTAATTCCTGTTCCTGCTGTAAGTGCTGCCACTACATTAGTAGAATCAGTGACATCTGCTGATGCTTCAATAGCATTTAGCTTAGTATGGTCAGCGTCTGTAAATACATTACTATTAGTCGCAGCTTCTACCGCTGTTCTTATTTCTGCATTTGATTGGTCTGCTGTTGCAGATGCTTCAATAGCATCAAGTTTAGTTTTATCTCCGTTTGCAAACGCACCCTCACTTGGCTTAACTTGCAATGTAGATATAGTAACTCCCTTAACCCCTGCAAGGTCTGACAATTCACTGTCCATTAAAGCACCTGCCGCAGTAACATTCGTTGCATCAGTGACATCTGCACTTGCTTCTATTGCATTTAACTTAGAATGATCTGCATCAACAAATACATTGGAATCAGTAGCTGCTTCAACTGCAGCTCTTATCTCTGCGTTTGTCTGGTCTGCTGTGGCACTAGCCTCAATACCTGCCAGTTTGGTACTAGCTGAACTTGGGTATGTTACCTTTGCAGTGTTAGCTGTAACAACAGCAGCACTTGTAACCATATTTATAATCTTAGTGCCCGTAACAGACTTTGTAGTATTACCTCCTTCAGTAATTTCTACAAGATCTGCTGCAACCATGTTCCCTGTTTTAAGGGTCAGGTCTGAGAGTTTAGTATCAGCCATAGACTAATCCTTAAGCTAGTGTGAATAAGTTAGAGCCCCAAGTTATTGAGATAAGCCCTGTTGTGCCATTAGCTCCAGAAGTATCTACCTCAACCCAACCTAGAGCTTGACTAGATTTTGAAGTATTATAGACTAATCCAGCAAATACATTTGTAGGATTACTTGCATGTTTAGCCATAGATATATTAGATGTGAAGTCAACAGTGGCTGTACCTCCTGACTCAACAGTAGTGGCAGCAGTCATTGCAAATCCACCCGATGAGTAGTTACCACCAGCTGTACATTCAGTGTAGTCACTAAGTGTAGGGGTTGCTTGAGCTACAACTGGAGTTGACGTAATGAAAGCCACCTTAAAGTTGTCTGTATCAAAGTCGTGAACAGCGTTAAGTATTGCCAGCTTTGCCTTATTGAAGATTGTGAAGTCACCTTGTGCCATATTATTTATTCCTTATTACTATTTTATTAGTAGCCAAACACTGGGTCAGCTGGTTGTGGTCTGTTAGTCTTAATGTTATCCATAGCAGCGTAACGTCTACGGGTATTTGTCTTGTGGCTTCGGATCCCATACTGTAGTGCATCGTAAGCGTGATCCTCAGCGTTCTTTTTATAAACTATTTCAGAATCATTAGGGTCTGTCAATAGTGCAGGTAGTGTCCTTACAAGGTCAGTACAGTTATCAAAGATAAAGAGAGATGGTGCAGTCTCCTTCTCTCCACTTGGTAACTTCCTACCTGTTTCCTTTAAGGCTAACATACGATGTACCGCAAGCTTACCTTCTTTTCTAGATCCTGGTGATCGGTCTGCCTTCTTAAACTTGACAAGACGATTACGTCCCAGTATCTTATTAATTACTTCTAAGGAATCCTGAGCTCTGGACCCCCTACTTGTACTTACTGAACCATCTATTACAGCATGACCACAGTATATCTTCTCTTCTTTCTCAGTGGCTGCTATAGTCTCAGCCCAGGTATCATCATAAACTCCCTGATCATACCACTCCTTGAAGATATACATGTTCTCATCGAAGTCAACACCAATCCATAATACACAGAATGGTGAGGAGAAACCCCAGTCAGCAGCTCTAAACGTATACCAATTATCAGGTATCTGGAAAGAAGGTATGACATGAATACTCCTGTCAAACTCTGGGAAGGCACCTGCATCGATGACATCCCAGTTACCCTCAAGCATTTGCTTACGCTTTACAGCAGGTAGTAGAGCTAGTGCAGCCAAGTAGTTATCATCCTGAACAAGGTATGGATTATCATATACTGTTGCAGGTATGTACTTGAATGACTTCCTAACTATTCTCTTTTCATTGTTACGAGGATCTGTAATCTCTGCCTCTTTATAAAATCTTGCATTAGGGGCAGCAGGATCAATGAACTCTCTCTTAACCCAACCAGATCCAATGTTACCAGGGTTACCTGTACATCTCATTTGAGTTGGGATGTGTGGATCTACACTACGTAGACATGACATCAATGCATCAAAGGGACCCCTATGGGCATACTGAGGTAACTCATCAATGCCAACCCAGTGGAATGATTGTCCCCTGTAACGCTCAGCATCTTCCTCAGTCTCACAGTAACCAAACTCCAGGGTGGCTCCATTTGGGAACTCCCATGTTTTCTCTGTCTTCAAGTACTTAGCTCCTGGGAATACCCTAGGATATAGTAGTTGAGTATGTCTTATCATATCTCTAAGTTCAGGCATTGTACGTCTTAGTATCAGTGCTCTGAAGCTTGGGAACACACAGTACCTTAGGGGATCCGCTATCAGGGCGTATGACTTACCACCACCCTTTGCTCCACCGTAGAAGACAACGTCCTCTGTACTGGCAAGGAAGTTAGTCTGTGGCCCTTCATTAGGCTTGAAGATAATCTCTTGTGCCTGTTCGGCAATAACTTCTAAGGCTGCCTCTTCTTCATCAAATTCTTTAACAAGGGTATCTGGTATAAGATCTTTAACAGTATCACTAGTTGATTCTTTTAATAAACCCTTTAACTGGTTACGGTTACGAGTGAGGATCTTATTAGCCTCTTGTATATTGTGGGTCTTCTTTATTACTTCTTTCTCTTCAGGTGACTTGCCTTTGAGTAAGCTACTTCTCTTAGCTCTGCCATTTCTCTGAGGCTTAGCCTTTGGTTTAGGGATAGGGTAGTAGAGGGTTCCATCGCCATACTCCTCAGAGCTTGAAGACCACTCGGTGATCTCGGAAGGTCTTTCATCTTTCCATCCTTCATAGAGTTTATTATCTCGTCTAATTCTCTTTAGGAACCCTTGGTGTGATATACTAGTTCCTGTGTGTTCTGTTAACCAGTCGGTACAGTCACGTGTTGATAGTCCATTAGCAAGTAGATCCTTTGCAACCTCTAAGGCATCCAGTGTCTCAGGGGTGGGTATCCACATATCTTTAATTCTAGAGTAACCATAGGGTGGAGTACCGTTGTGTGTTGGTACTAGTAGGGGCCACTTGAACTTTAATAGTTTGTCTACTGCTTTCAATCTTGTTCATCTATATTCTTAGGAGGTAGGATGAATAGTGAATTGATTACTTCACCCTCATGCTTGACACGCTCAATCTTACCCAGTCCCATACGATCTAGGAACTCAGTGGCAACCTTTACCTTCTCACGTGTACCAGGTTGTGTAGGGTCGTGGAGAGCATCCTCTAATGCTGCCAGTGCAGCAGGACCGTTGAAGGCAATCAAGTTCTCTGTGCGATCGGCAAGCTCTCTGCGGAAGTTTGCAGACTTAAGTATGTCTGATCTTCCAGTGTCTTTGCCATAGCCACACTGATCTAGTGCATCTCTCCAACGGCCTCCTGCAAGGAGTACGTTAATTAATTCTTCCTGTCTTACTGTTAGGGCATTGCTGCCTTTACTTTTATCTGTAACTAGAGATGTACTCATAGTTGTGGGATCCTTATGTAGTAGGGATTATAGTCCCATCAGTGATGAAGCTTTGAACATCAAAGGTTGGGCACTCTTTCAGGCTGTCATGGTCCCTATGGCCTGACCAGTTTAAGTCAGCATAGTTAATCTGTTTACCACTGTCATCAGTGTAGTACTCTTCATGGAAGTGAAGTAGTGCCTCCATCTGGTGGAATGTGAAGTTAAATTGATCAGCTATAGTTCCATCAGGTTGACGTTTGGAACCTCCAACTAGGCAGACACCAATGGAATTACTGTTTGCACCCCGACAGTGGGCACCCGACTTGGAGATTGGTCTTCCATCTTCTATTGTACCGTCACGTTTAATAACATAATGGTAGCCTATGTCAGACCACTTCCTCTCCTCAACGTGCCACTTACGTATCAGGTTGGCATCAACGTCCATGTCTGGTGTTGTTGCACTACAGTGTACGATTATGTCTGTGATATTTCTCATACTTGAAATCCTTCTTGTTTCTCCAGGGGTGACAGGTTTG